GATGTATTGACCGTTTCCATCTTTTAGTTTTCTTAAAGTAGCGATTGTTTGATCGTTTAAGATAAACTTAGCATTCTTTCTATATGGACGTTTTAAGGCATACACAAGATTGACGATTTCATCATAAGTGATAGCTGTTGAGCTTGCAGTAGTAACTGCTACTTCGCCACCGCCACTTGCTGCAAATATACCTAGTGGTTTACCTTCGCCATTACCATTTAAGAATGCATCTTCTTCAGCATTAGCTAAAGCCTTAGCAAACTGATCAATAAGATAGTTTTCTAAACCGAATGCATTATCATATAAAAGTTCTTCTGTAACCTTTACAGCCACATGTAATTTGTGAGCGTCTAAAATTACTTGATTAAAAGTTGCGTCTCCAAACGATAGAGCTTCGCCTTCTTCAATCCAAGCAGCTGCTGGTTTTGTTCCAGCAATGTTGATTTTGTGCTCACCACTAGTTTTGATGATAGTTCCTAATTTTCTTAGAATGTTCTCATCTGTTAAACCTTGAATCAAACGAGTGTCATATTCTTCTGGTACTAAGTAACCACCGCTTGAGTCGATACCTTCTTGCAAAATATTACTTACTTGTCTGAAATTTGTACGAAGTGCATTAAACATAGCCTTTTTGTAAGCATCACTTGCTCTGCCAGTCTTTAATTCATCATTCATTCCAGGTTTTTGTGTAAGAGGTGTACTTGTTGCTTTTTTAAGTTCGTTTTCTAAAAGCTCACGATCCTTCATACGATTAATCTCATCTCCCAACGCTTTAATTTTTGCTTCCATCTCGTTATAAGTTTTGATGTCTTCATCTGAAAGTAATCCATCTTTATCACGTTTACTTTCTACAAATGCTTTCGCACCTTCCCATAGTTTCTTTCTGTTTTCAATTAGTTCTTGAATAGTCATTTTTGTTTCCTCCATTTTTTACTTTATTAAAAAAAGACGTTCTAGCAGTTCGTTTGCTGATCGCCCATTTTTTATAGTTTCTTTTTTATTTACCACAATTTTATTAAGTAGTGCAGTAGCTACTTGTTTAGTTGAAAATGCATATGCTTTAACATCTGCTTGCTTCTTTCCATCTTTTAAGATGTCATCAGCGAACCCAAGCTCGATAGCTTTGTTTGCATTCATCCATGTTTCCTCGTCCATTAAACGAGAGATTTTACTTCTGCTCATGCCTGTTTTAATTTCATAAGCATTGATAATACTTTCTTTTACTTCATTTAACATTTCGATACCCTTAGTCATTTCTTTGTGATCACCAAATACCTGTGTTGCAGGATTGTGAATCATCATTAATGCTGTAGGTGCCATCAAAACCTTAGTTCCTGCCATCGCAATTACTGATGCAGCACTTGCTGCTATTCCATCAACCTTGATAGTTACGTTTCCTTTGTAATCCATCAGCATTGAATAGATTTGACTTGCGGCTATACAGTCTCCGCCTGGCGAGTTAATCCAGATAGTAACATCACCTGAACCACTGAATAACTCATCATGAAACATTTTAGGTGTGATATCGTCATCAAACCAACTATCCTCCGCTATAGTTCCATAAATCTCTAGTAACCTTTCAGCGTTTGACTCGTCGTTCCTCTGATTTTTCCACACCCAGAACTTCTTGTTCTTCATTTAAATCATCCTCCTTTTTTGTGTTTTCTTTATTGGCATAAGCTCCAGCATCTCTTAGTGGCAGCATGTTTCCATTCACTAAATACAAATCCCCACCATCTAAAGGTGATATGCGATCAAGGTTTTCAAGTTCTCTGATGTCGTTTGCTGACATCCAGCCGTTTTGTCTACCGATTGAGTAACCCTTCATTCTTGACTCATAGTCGCCTCTAAGCAGTCCTTCTAAGTTAAACTTAATGAAGCATTCCTTCTTTTCATCATTTGATAGTAATGCTCGCATTAATGATTGTTCCCATCTGATCACCCAGGGATCTAAGGTGTATTTAACAAACTCTAAAGATTGCTGTTCTATATTTGAAAAACTCGACTTTTCCAAATCACCAACCATATGAGGTGGAATTCTAAAAATTCGAGCAATTTCATTAATTTGAAACTTACGTGTTTCCAAAAACTGTGCTTGTTCAGGAGAGATAGAAATGGCTGTATATTTCATGCCCTCTTCTAGTACCGCAACTTTACCTGAGTTGGAACTTCCACCAAATTGTGACTGCCATGCTTCTCTTACTTTCTTTGGATCTTTGATTGTTCCAGGATGTTCAAGTACTCCACTTGGTGCTGCACCGTTTGCAAAGAACTTCGCACCATATTCCTCACAAGCTATAGCCATTCCGATTGCATTCTTTGCCATTGCAATTGGCGAGTAACCTACCAAACCATCAAATCCAAGTCCTGGAATATGAAGCACATCTCTTGGCATCAAGACTATTGTTTTACTTGAGTTGCTGTTCATGATGTCTGATGCACTGGAATACTCATAATATAACTGTCCATTTTCATCACGATTGACTGTCATTCTGTTTGGCATTAAAGGATATAAAGCGATGACCTCACCTTTACCATTTCTGATAATCTGAGCATATGCATTACCCCAGAGGAGCAAATGTGTCATTAATGTTTCTCTAAATACAAACGAGCTCATTTCAGGATTAGGTTCATCGTGAAGTAAACGATAAAGTGAATGATCAATTGCTTTCTCTTTTCCGTTATCCTCTTTATACCGATACAAATGCAGTGGAAGGCCAGCTACCGCTTCTGCTAAAATTCTGACACAAGAATAAACTGCAGTCATTTGCATGGCAGATCGTTCAGTCACATTTTTACCAGCGGTAGAACTACCCATTAAAAATGAATAGCCACCACTTATTACCTTATTTTCAGGTTTGTCTCTTGATTTAAAGAGACCTTTAAATATTCCCATTCTCTCACTCCTTAAATAAATAAAATACCTCTTGAATCGTATACAGATTCATTAGAAGTACCTTCATTTCTTAATACTCTATCAAGGGCCATAACCGTAGCTACAGCACCATCGATTTTTTCTGCCGATTTAGATTTATCCATCTTAATATTTCCAGCTGGATCTTCTCTGATCGTGATATTATCCATCATCCAATGAAGGACTGGATTACCATTTTGTGCGATACGCTTGCCAACAACTAAGTTCATAAGTTCTTTTGTTGGTGGGCTCATATCCTTAAAACCCTGTCCAAAGGGAACAACTGTGAAACCCATATTCTCTAGGTTCTGCGTCATTTGTACAGCTCCCCATCGGTCAAAAGCTATCTCTTTAATGTTGTATTTTTTCCCAAGTTCCTCAATGAAAGACTCAATGAAACCATAGTGGATTACATTACCTTGTGTTGTTTGTAAATAACCTTGAGATGCCCACAAATCATATGGAACGTGGTCACGATTTACTCTTTGTTGCATATTTTCTTCTGGTATCCAAAAGAAAGGCAAAACATAATATTTATCCTCATTTTCAAGCGGTGGAAACACTAATACGAATGCTGTAATATCCATTGAAGACGATAGGTCCAGTCCGCCATAACATACACGACCTTCCAGCTCTTCTGCATTAAAATCAACATAGCAATCATCATACTTTCGCATGGGCATCCAGCGTTTTTCTTGCTTCACCCATTGATTTAGTCTTAGTTGCCTGAATGAATTCTCTTCACTAGGCATTTGCTTTGCTGATTCACAAGCTGCTCTTACTTTTTCAATGTCCACAGTCACCCCTAGACTAGGATTAGCCTTTTTCCAAACTTCCTCATCAGTCCAATCTGCATCGGGATCTGCACCATAAATAACAGGATAAAATGTAGGATCAATCTTTCGTCCTTCCAGGATATCCTTTGCTTTTTGATGCACCTCATAGCAGATAGAATTTGTATCGTCTCCTGCAGTTGTTATAAGAAAAAATAACGGTTGCTTTCTGGCATCACCAGAACCCTTTGTCATAACATCGTAGAGCTTTCTATTTGGTTGAGCGTGAAGCTCATCAAATACAACACCATGTATATTAAAACCATGCTTTGAGTAAGCCTCTGCAGAAAGAACCTGATAAAAGCTGTTTTTGTATTCGATCCTGTTTTTTGATTCAGAAATCTTGACAGACTTTTTCAAGTACTTATTAAGCTCGACCATCTTCTTTGCAACATTGAATACAATCTTCGCTTGGTTTCTATCAGCAGCACATCCATATACTTGAGCACCTTCTTCAAAGTCACCACAAGTAAGTAAAAGAGCGACCGCTGCTGCAAGTTCACTCTTCCCTTGTTTCTTTGGAATTTCGATGTATGCAGTATTAAACTGCCTATATCCGTTTGGTTTCAAAACTCCAAATACGTCTCTTATTATTTGTTCCTGCCAATCAAGGAGTTCAAACGGCTTTTTATACCAAACTCCATCTGTGTGTTTTAATGACTCAATAAAGTTTACAGCTCTGTCTGCTGCCTCTTTAGAGTAAACGGAGTTTTTGGCTTTGAACTTGGTAGGAACATACTTCTTTAATCTTCCCAAAACCTCATCCTCCATATTCTTGTAAAAGAAAAGCCGACTATGAAGTCGACTTCCTCGTTCTGATATAAAATTTTACAAATCTTCAATTTTTGGAATTTCGAGTATTATCTTTTCAATTTCATCAGATTTCAAACCAAGTCCCGCAAGTGCCTGCCTTGTTCCGCAAGTAGGGCATATCGGTGTTTGATTATCTACTCTTGAAATCGCTGGATGACCTTTATAATCCTTACCACATAAAGGGCAAACTTTAATAAAATCAGTTGTTGTTTTCATTGCTAACCTCCATACTTTTTATTAGTGCTTCTTCTAGATACTTAGGACTAAATCCAAATGTTTTATAACCTTCAAGACAAGTTGTCACATAGAACTTTGATGGCATCCCTATCTCTCTATCTTCATGCATGATATAAACGAATGCTTGTTTTTGATAGTTTTTGCCTGTCTTGATGCCTTTGATGTTAATTTCCATATCTGCTTTATAATAAAAGGTTGGATAACCTTCGTATCTATCAAGTGCCTGTTCATCAGTTTCAGTTACTTTCCAAATTGCAACTGGTAGTGATTTTCCTTCTGCTTTTTCAATGGTTAGGTAGCCACCAGTTTTACTTCCTTTAAAAAGAAGTTCATAGTCTTTAATAAACCCTGTTCCAACCACCCTAGCAGCTGGACATCTTCTTTTCATCTGGCTAACGTTTAGGTTGCTTCCATAAGCAATGTAATATTTACTCATGCTGCACCCCCTTAAGCCGAAACCATAGAAGCAGGTCTTACCCCACTTCTAAAGCTTGCATCGCCAGATAGTCTCTTTGTTAAGAACTCTCTTGCTGTTGAGAACTCTTCACCGATAAATCCAAGTCTTAATAACCATGTTCTCATAGCATACTTTGGATTCTCGTTTTGTTGCGGCTTTGGAGAGGCTCCTTTGGCTTCCTTAGCCATTTGACTTAAGGCTAGGCATAATTGAATGTAACTCTTTAATTGGCCAGCGTGAAGGCCGTTTAGCTTGCCATCTTTAGGTGCATCAAATTGAAATAATCTAAATTCAATCGTTCCCTTTGTAAAGGTTGCATGGAAGTTTAGCATGTGGTATCTTGAACCGTTGTAATGGTTGCTTCTTGCATAATCTTCATTATGGCTTTTGTACCAAACATCTGCAAAACCACTCATTGTTGAAGGTTTCTTTTTGTTTAAGTTTGCTAGAAATCTAGGATCAACCATTTTGCAGTATCTGCCGATTCTGTTTCTATCAAGTTCTAAGGCCTCTACTAATAATCCTTCGTGACTTGCCATGATGTTTGTTAGGTTTCTCATGGTTCTTGGTGTGTGTCCGTTAGCTCCAATGTGAATGTGAACTCCACACATTCTTGTTGCATCACTTTTTGCTCCAGCTTTTCTTAAAATTCTGACTATCTCTTGCAAGTCATCGATATCTTCGTATTTAAGAATTGGTGTTACCATTTCGCATTTTTCATCGTCTAGTCCTGCAATGCTTACGTCCTTTTGAAACTTCCAAACTCTACCTTGTGTATCCTTGCAAGCCCATGTTTGATATCCGTATTCAACGTGTGCGTTCCATGCTCTTGTTCCAAAGAATGCCGCTACTAGGTCTGCAGCTTTCTTTCTTTTAATGTTGTTCATTTCAATCTCAACACCGATTGTTTGATTTTTCATGTTGTCGATTTGATTTTTGACTTTTTCTTTCATTTTAAATCCTCCTCAATAAACTTGCGTGTATTCTTTTGTCGTGTATATATATCACTCTAAACGCAATATATAGCAAGTCATTTGAGAAGTATTTTTCAACTTTTTTTGATATATTTTTGTATCAAACCTTATCATTGGCGATTACCTTAAATTTGTCTTCGCCATAGATTAAATTTAGTGAACTTCCATTGTCCCAATGAACTAAAATAGAGCCAATATCATCAACTCCAACGACTGTTCCATAAGTACCAATTGGCGGTGCTTGAGTATCGTCCATTTTTAACAATTCAATTCTTGTCCCTTTTGGATATTCTTTTCTAAGCATGTCTACTATTTTATCCAGCATCATAACCCTCCAATTTATAATTCATTCCCATCTTTATCAATCAACTTAATCTGAGTAATTGTACCGTTGTGAAACAAATTCAAAGCGTACTCCAATGCTTCTTTTTCCGTCCATTTAAGTGAGTCGATGTAGTAATTCACTAAATACTCCATTCCAGAATATTTTGTTTCGTACTTCTCGCACACTTCCTTTAGTTCAGCTCTCAGTTCCTTTACTGTTTTATCTGACATTTTTATACCTCCTTTTAGGTATGTATATATATCAC